ATGCAGTTTCTGCACAGGCCAATCGAGCCACCTGGGGTGAGAACCGCCTAGGAAAAGCACTTATGACAGTGCGAAAAGAGCTATTGGCAAAAACTACACCTGCTCCAGCTGCTCCTAAAGCTGCTCCAGCTGCTCCTATACCTGATCCAGCTGTTCCAGTAAAATCTCTAGTAAAACAGGCTAATAGGACTAATACAGCTGCAGCTTCTTCTGCAAATAATTCTACAAATACTGACAAAAAAAACATCGATGATTATAAAGATGATATTGTTGATATTTATGGTAAGTTATATTATCTTGGCGATATACTTACTAAAAAAGATCTTAGACAAATGAATCGCCAATTAAAAAATGCAGAGTATGTATTAGAACCAAAATTTCCAATTATTTATACATTACATGACTTTATATCTGAATATATGCAAGATAATATAAGTAATAATGATAAGATAGGTACAATTTTATTACCATATATTGATGTATGTAAAAAATATCTACAACTAGGAAAATCATATATTAAAGCACATATTAAAGATGATACTGATATTGTTGTGGAGGATGATAGTGATAGGGACATATTAAAATATATTCTAAATACACGACATAAACAAATGAAATCAGAACGAACAAATACAATAGTATCATTGCATGGACGTTCATATTTACAACTACATGATAGCATTATCGCAAATATAAAATCTGCGTCATCTTCTCAAGCTGCACAATCTTCTCAGAATACAAAAAAAGAAGGAGAGTTGCTTACATTTTTATTATTTTATGTATGGCTTATATTACAGAAAAAAGGTAAACAACTCAATTCTAACGATGTAAAAAAATCATGGAATGAATCAACTTCTAGACTAACATGGAATGAAATGATACAGAAAGTTAGTCAGAGTTCAATGGTCGATGTTATTAATGCAATTGCATATATTAATTCTTCTGCAGTATCAGAAATTAGTAAGAGTAATACAAATACAGAGAATAACATTAAAATGCACATTACTGAAATATTAAAAATTATTGAAGGTATAAATGCAACTACTGTAGATGCAGCAGATAGTGATACTAATAGTGTTGATACTGCAATAATTGCGTTATATGATGAAAATGAAGAATCTATTATTAATCAAAGTGGTGGCGGCAGCCTAATGGGTGGCGGCAGCCTAATGGGTGGCGGCAGTGGCGGTAGTAGCGGTAGCCTATTACATCCTTCCTTTTTTATTCAGGCATTGCAGCCTATTATGCACTATCTTCACATGAATCATTCTATCTATTCATTTATCACTGATATCGTACCATCATACAATATTATTGGCGATATGCAGCAATTGCATCACATTTGTAGTTCAATTACAAATGAAAAACAATACGGATTCTACCGAATCAAACATATCCCATCCGAACTATTCACCCATATACAACAGTTAATTGACTGTAGCATTACATATACATCTCATAATGGTACACATTACAGCGCCTCTCATTGCAACACAGATGGCGACTATCTGTATTTTCTATGTCTGGATGGAAACATTGCCTTCACAGAGGATGTCACAGAGAAGAAACAAATAAAGGAACAGACAGCTGTCCGCACCTTCTTTCAAGAAAAAACACTGTATCTCCTTTATAGTCCAAAGAAAGAGGTACGAATGTCCAATTATATGCGAGATCCATACTATGTATACGATATTAATTATGATGATATTAATCATGATACGCACCAGATTCGTATTCGTAATATAGATACATTACTTAATAAACAGGATGTACCGCTTGGCAACTATCTTACAGTGGAGTCCAAAAAATTAGTAGATATCTGTCAATTAGAGCTGAGTCTTATTCATCAATTGAATCATCTTATTGTAGTATAGAAGATGGACCCAACCATGAATCGCTTGATGCTGAAAATCAAATATAGTTTTTACTGTGCCCTTGTATTCTTTTTATTTGCCAATCCTGAAACCGCTGCGGTACTTCAACGTATTGTTGGTACATATACGCCTGCCTATGGGCTATTTTTTCATACTGCACTATTCTTTGTTACTGTGCTTGGACTTATGCTTTTACCGAGTGAATGAACTATGTTCATTCGCAAGCTTAGTAAGCGATCATTCGCTTACTTACCGAGTGAATGAGATACTCTAAACACCGCCGCCAGTTTCTGCTCTTGCTCCTCCGAATACCTCAGATGATATTTTCGTTTATACATAATCATCTGAGACATCATTTCTGCAATAATGTCACCATGAATGGGTTGAATGTACTGAAATAACTCAGTACATGTTGCTCTGTCTTTTTGAGAAAAAGTCGGGTTCCAGCCACCATGCGGAGTGTAACTGCATGGTGGCTTCTGGTCGTCTGGCGACTTCCAGCCACCTTTTGGTTTGTAATCCATTCTATCTTCATAATATCTACGTCAGATTTGTTTAGATTATTTTCGTTATCTACGATAGACCATGCATTACTACATTCTTATTGTACTTATTTTACTATTAGCGCTTTTACGATTTGTTCCTCGTTCACCCTTTGATGAAGGATTTGCCAATTCTGATAAATCCGTTGTCATCTGCAAAGCCGACTGGTGCGGACATTGTAAACAAGCAGCTCCTGAATTTCAAAAATTAGTGAGCGCCTCGCCCATTACATTAGCAAATGGCAGTAAAGCAACCGTTACAATGTTAGATGCGGATAAGGATAAAGATGCTATTAGCAAGTATAAAGTTCGTGGATATCCCACCATTCTCATTGGAAATGGCAGTGACTATACCGAATATCCGGGTGAAAGAACATATGATGGTGTTGTAGCATTTTTGAATCAATAATAAGACACTTATTATTGACTACCCATGAATCAACAGTAAGGCACTTACTGTTGATAACCCATGAATCAATAATATGACACTTATTATTGACTACCCCTGAATTAATAATACCCCTTAAAAACTCATTCGTCGTTTTACAACAGGAATCGTTGTACGATACATTTTAACCGCCTCCTTCCCCTTCTCAATAATCATCTGTTTCACCTCTTCTGCCATTGAAAAATCCATGATATTGATTCCATCCAACATAATCTGGATGCAATGACTATCATAAAATGTAGACTCAATATCCATCTTCTGTGCATACAATACATTCAGCGGACGTAACACAAAATCCTCCAATTCAATCACCTCCTTCGGCTCTATGGAAACACGAATCAAAATACTAATCGTTCTCAACTGCTCCTCCTTCGATAACAAGAACAACGGATTATTACTCGTTACTGCCCCATCCACCAAGAAATGACCAGACACAGGACAGATAAATGGCTGAAAATAATACGGGACAGACATGGATGCTCTCACCGCATCTACTACACAATACGCAGGGGTCGTATCAGGAGCATATACCATCGGTTTTGCATCATGTAAATCTGTTGCCAGAACTCTCAGTGAATATCCAAACTGCTCATATACATCCTTAAAGGTAATAGTTGACGATAATCCCTTGACATGAAGACATGCAGCTATCATTTTATAAAGCCTATCACCAGTATCCATACCAAAATGCACGAGCCATCCCGGAATCGAATCCATCTCTGTGATATTTGTAAAGTCAAAACGAAGACAGAAATCCTGTAATTCATCCAATGTATATCCTATGGCAATACACATTGCTACAAATGCACCTGCGGATACTCCCATAAACTCTCTTGTAGCAGTAATTGGTGTATGTTTCTGTAATTCTTGTAATGCACCAATATGTGCGGCTGCAGCAATTCCACCACCTGATAAATAAATACGATAAGGAACCATCTCCTATCGTGTGGTCATAAGATACAGATGTATTTTGAGCACAGTAAGTAATAGCATAATGGCTGCTGAGGACACACCCCAATTAGATCCATCTCTATTATATGATAAGCGTCGCACCAAAGATATCTATCGACTTAAAACCTATAACAAAATTTTAGATCAGATTTATCATCGCGTACTTGTAACATCCAAGTTACCAAATTCACCATGTTACATCATGTACACTGTCCCACCATTTATATTAGGATTACCCAAAATTGATATGGAAGATTGTGTTATCTATTTACTTCATCAGTTACGTCATTCCAAGTATGAAGTTAGATATACTTATCCAAATCTCTTATATATTTCATGGCTACATCATGAGAAATCATATATTGTTGACCAGTCTCCTATCATGCAATCTATGCTCCAATCCTTTGAGAAGTCTGAGGCAGAGAAAGAGGCATCTCGTCTTCTGTATTCTAAGAAGAGCCAGAAGAAAGTTCGCATGCAAGTCCCTGGCGAAATGCAACAACCCAGATCGGCTATGAAATCCCAAGGCATTCCTATGAGCGCAATTAAGAATGTGCTACATCAAGGTGGACCCCCTAATGGATTAAATCCTGTTGCAGCCCCTCCTGTTGAATCTGCTGCTGCCTATGTACCTCCTAGCTCTTTTCTTCAGAATATCATGAATCCTCCAAGTAGTGCTGCTAAACCACAGTCAAGTGTTGATTATTTGCGCTAAGCAATTAAAAGTTCCTTGAGTCGTTTACTAACAACTGGTCCAACCTTCCTCGTCCCCACCTTCACATTTTCAATGTCTTTCACGGGAGCCTCCATGACACCCTTCAGAGATCCGAATGTAGTAACCAAGGCTTCCGCCATTTTCACAGAAACACCTGGACATTGTGACAGAGATGCAATAGAAAACTGTCGCGGATCCTGTGCATTGACCTTCTTCTGCACATGGAGACCGTCCGCCACTTTGACCAAATCCGTCTTCATCCGCAGCGATTCAGGCTTTTCCTGCTGTTGTTCCACAATGGCTCTGAGCAAATCTGCGGTTTCTTTAAGTGACCCCGTCTGGACTACGGGCATGTTGTAATGGAACACGAGGCGATTTATGAATTTCATAATAGCAGATGTGGTAAGACGACCCGTGTGTGATGAAAGTCCACCCTCAATGATATAAAGAGGCTTCACGGCATTCTCTTGACAGTGGGCCAAGATGCGACCGCGTTGCTCTCTGTATCTGCCGTCTAAAATAGATGCTTCAAGGTCTTTTACTGATTTTCTCTCAATGATGAGATCTCCTATCCAGATGTCTCCTACAGGAAGCTGCTTGACTTCTGGATTTGCATCTGCTAATAATGTAATTAAATCGTGTTCGCGAGTATCTAGAATCATTCCTAGTCTAAAATATTTTTCTATCTTTAGACTAGAAATGAGCACTCCATCTGTTAAGTCAGATGAAATTGAACGTTTGCGTAAGAAATACCCTGATCGTATTCCTATTTTCTTGGTTAAAGGGGATAATGTGACTTTTGATATTCCTAAGACAAAATATTTGGTTCCTTCTACATTAACATTTGGTGAGTTCATTTACAGTATTAGACGAATGTGTAAGCTAAAACCTGAGAAGGCTATGTTTTTCTATATTAATAATTCACTCATGAATAGTTCTGAGCTCATTTCTACTATTTATGCTACACATAAAGATGTGGATGGGATGTTACAATTAACGTATTCTGAGGAGAATACATTTGGCTAGTTATGAT